TGAGACCATGACCTCGTACTCGGCCATTTGCTCGACGAATGTTTTGTGATCCTGATCTTCCATCACCACCTCCACGGAGCGAGCGGTAAACACTCGCCCATGATGTACGAGCCATCAGCAGTCGGGAATGCTTCCCCACAGCCCATGAGCCAGTTGATGACGAGCCACGCGAAGATCAGCCCGAAGAATGCGGCGAGTGCCAATGGCACGATGGCCATCACGATCTCGCCTACGATCTCGACTGCTTTCGCGCTTAGTTTGCGACGTTGTTGTCCTTGGTTGTGCATGTGTGTGCTCCTTGGTTTAGACACAAAAAAACCCCACAGGCGCGAGCCTGTGAGGTCTGGGTGGGTGTGTAGGTTTTACTTGCGCTTGGCTGCGATCAACGCGGCTGTGAACGATGTGAACGCGGCCTCGTCGAGTGCGAGAACCTGCTCGGTCAGTGCGTCCATTGCGGACGGGTTAGCCTTCGGCTTAGCGACTGCCTTGCGCTTGGCAACGTGCGCCTTGACGGCCTTGACTGCGGCCTTGACGTCGGCCTTCGGCTCGCGAGGGACTGCGGCCCAAGCTGCGTTGGTGGCCTCACGGCCTTCGGCAGCGTATGCGGCCATGCGAAGATCATCACCTGCGGCTGCGGCCTTGGCTGCGTTGATCCAACGCTTGCGCTTGGTCACCTCGGCTTTAGCCGACAGGTACGCAAGAGCTTCCTTGCGAGTTTTGGCGACGAGGTAGCCGTTGGCTACTTGCGTGAGGGTGCTACCTGCGAATTTGTTTGTTGCGAGTGTCATGTGCGTTACTCCAATTTGATTTTGCAGATCGACGGAAAGCCGAGCTGTCCCCCTAAAAGTTCCTTCCATGCACACACGTGTCACACACGCGTACACACAGGACGACACCGATGGGCTGTTTTTGTAAGCTGTTGAAATGATTGGTGGTGGGGTCTTTCAGACCATCGTTCGTGCGCTTGCGTGGATCGTTCCTGAAACGTGCGCCCACATATACACACGAACACCCCTATGAAGGGAGCTGTAATGCAACAAAATCAAGGGCTTAGCCTCGCATGTGTCGCCTGTGTGTCACACAAGCCCGTCTGCGAGAGGGGGGGGCGTACACCCGACCCCGCGAGGTGGAGTCCCGCGAGTTTGGTCACCTCCCCACCCCCACGAGCAACCGCACCAATTTTTGAAAACGTCTAACACTAATGGCTACAGTCGTAATAAAATGTGAGACCTGCAAAAAAGACTTTTCAACAAAGGCTTACCATAAAGATCGCCGTAAGTTCTGTTCGATGGAGTGCAGAAAAACAGCCCCACACTTAAAGAAGGCAACCGAGATGACCGCTTTAGCTACACTAGAGAAACTTACCCCCGCGCAGAGCGGGAAAATACGGGCAGAAATAGCCACATACATGCGAGACCAACTAACAGACGCACACTTAGTGGTCATGGGGACAAAGGAATGGAACCCCACACAGGCTAGGGTCTTTGGAATGCTGCTCAATAAAGTAGTTCCCGACCTCAACCACAGCTTCAACCAGCATGAACATGCAACCAAGACCTTAACCGACCTGTCTCGCGAAGAGCTGGAGGCGATTGCGCAAGGTGTATCCGAGATCGAAGTAGAGAATATAGGAGTTATTGAGCATGAAGATTAAGAACATCCAGAAGGACGCGCTTGAATCCAACTTGACGCTAGGTCAATTCGGCCATGCAATGAGCCAACTAAACCTATCTGACATACCCCGTGAGAGGGCGGCAGAGGCCATTAAAGACCACTTAATGCTAGTCATGGCCGATAGCATCAAGGATAAAGAGAAGGCTCAGGAGATACATATAAGCCGTTTGCTGAAGCGCAAATGAGTAAGACCTTAACCCAAGCACAAGTTGCCAAGTATCTACTCAAGCTGCGGGATGCTCAGGACAGCTTCGAGTCCTTTGTTAAGCTGATTTACCCTGAGTGGGAGCTTGCAGATTTTCAGCTAGAGCTGATCGACGCGCTAGATAAACTGGAGAAAGATACACTTGGTGTTAACAATGTCCTTATCACGATGCCACCACGCCATGCCAAATCAACTTTTGGCACAGTCCTATTCCCCTCGTACTTCATGGCTCGGAACCCTCAGAGGTATATCATGTCTTGTTCGTACAATGCTCAACTGGCTACGGACTTTGGGCGGCAAGTACGTTCGGTTGTAGAAGACAAGTCAATAACCCAAGCCTTCCCAGACTTCACCTTATCTAAAGAGAGCAGGGCGGCTGACGTATGGCGTACAGACGTGGGTGGTGCTTACTTCGCGGTAGGCGTCGGAGGTACGACGTCTGGTCGACCAGCAAACCTTCTATTGGTGGATGACCCCATCAAGTCACGTGAAGACGCGGAGTCTATGACCCAGCGCAATAAGACGTGGAACTACTACACCTCTGCACTGGCCACTCGTCTACAGCCAGAAAGCGGTGGAGCACCCCCGAAACAAATAGTAATCCTAACTCGCTGGCATCCAGACGACCTTGCCGGGAGGATAATGGACACAGAAGATTGGAAGGAGGGGCGTTGGAAGCACGTCAATTTCCCTGCCATTAAGTCTGCACCCGGAAAAAAGAAGATTAGCAGACGTATGCTTGCAGAGGATGATCCCCGCTATGTAACGCCTGAAGAGTACAGAGCACTATCGCCAGCAAAGCGTAACGTCACTGATGAAGATATCCAAGAACCATTGTGGCCGGAACGCTTTCCTCTTGAGGAGCTGAAGCGCAGAGAACGCCTTAACCCTCGCGAGTTTGCATCGCTATACCAGCAGCAACCTTACATTGAGGGCGGTAACCTAATCAAAACTGAGTGGTGGCGATCATATCCAGCAGACCTAAGACCTCAAAAGTTTACCAGCCTCGTCATTACTGCCGACACAGCGTTCAAGAAAACCGAAACTGCTGACTACAGCGTGATGGTTGTCGCTGGTGTCGACACGACTGGCGACATGTACATAGTCGACATCATAAGGGGTAAGTGGGATTTCCCCGAACTCAAGCAGCGCATGATAAGATTGAACAATGAGTGGCGCGGCAAAGGTCTTAGAGCCATATACATAGAGGACAAAGCCTCTGGCCAATCACTCATACAGGAACTCAAGCGTGAGTCTGGCATCTCCGTCATTCCCTACAAAGTAGTTAATGATAAAGTTGCGAGAGCAAATGCCGTTCTCCCTATCATAGAGGGGGGCAGGGTATTCCTACCAGAAGAATCCCCATGGCTAGACGCCTTTATAGATGAAGCAATCAGTTTTCCCAACGGAAACCATGATGACCAAGTGGACGCTATGGTTATGGCCATAGATGTTCTGTCTCGGACATCAATATCCCCGGAGGCGTGGTCACTACACACTGACACCTCACAGTCTCTTAATAACAATAGCCAAGACTTCGGCAAATCTCTTCAGAGAAGTGTCAGAGGGTTAGCTTCAAAGTGGAACGGGTGGGGTCTGTAGGGACGACCATCTGACACATCTCAGTTATCTTTGGCATATAGAAATGGACGGTAGCAAAAATGGCTTCACAAACAAGTTACAGGTCAGCAAATTATCAATCAGGCCCAAACGAGGGAGTGATTGTTGACCTTTCTGAGCATGCGGAAAAGTTAGTTAACTACGAAGACATCTCGCACCTCCTTTCTGAAGAACAGGAGCGTCGTATCGTGGACTATGTAAAGTCTATGGCCGATATGTCTCATTCTAAAATTAGCAAACGCTACGATCATTGGAAAGAAGCAGACCGCGCTCACGATGTTTATGTACCTGCTGATGCAACAGCCTTCCGAGAGAAGGCTGTCATGGCAGATACTCGTGCTATTGCAGACACAGTTCTCACCTACCTCATGGCTGCAATGGGCGGACGAAACCCCATGTTCCAGCTTGAGGGTCTGAACAGAAAATCAAGAAACGCATCACTCATCCTCGAAAGAGTGCTGCACCAACAGATGCGCAGAACCGCAGGTGAAGCAAGACTTGCCCAGATGATACTGGACAGCATCCGTTATGGTTTCGCGCCGACCAAAATAGTTTGGGACGCCAAGACCAACCAGAACAAGATTATAAACTTTGATCCCCGTAGATGTTTCCCTGACCCACGCGTGAATTGGGGCGACTGGGAGAGCATGCAGTTTATCGTGTTCGCTGACTACATGTCCTACAACGCACTGTTGAATAGTGGCCTATACCCTAAGTTAAAAATGTTCCCTGCTTTGAGAAACAAGGTTTCCGGCACTCGCAATTCCTGGAGCGCACATCACTGGCACAAAGAGGAAGGCCGAGGATTATCAATCGACCCTGCCCAGCCAAGTCAGAAGAATGCGGATCATGCTTACTTCACCCTTGGTGACGCTAGAGTAGTGGACGAGTCTTGGGTTCGTCTATCTGGCCACGAGATTGGCATCCCTTCGATTGACGAAATATTCCTTGTCATGACGATAATGGACGAGAGTGTTGTCATTAGGTTCCAGTTAAACCCCTACGGCCAGCAGTTTCCTGTTGTTTTCGGTGGGCTTTACCAAGATAGCCATAAGACTTACGGCCAATCACTGTACGACCTCATACTTCCGATGCACGATATTGCTACATTCTTGATGAGATCGCGCATAGATAACATCGGTGCTGCGCTAAACAACCTCATATTCGCTGATCCGACGCAGGTTTCGATACCTGACCTGATAGATCGCAACCCATGGGGCATAGTTCGCACACTTCCGGGCAGCAAACCCGGAGATGGCGTCTTTATTGCGCAGGTTCCAGACGTAACACGCGGACATCTCAACGATATAGCGCAGATGTCAGAGCTGAAGCAGCGCGTTAGCGCAGCGTCAGACGCACAACAAGGTATGCCCACCGCAGAAGGCGGGGTACGCACAGCAACGGAGATACAGCGTTTAACTCAGCTCGGATCGCAGAGGCTCGGTGTACTCTCGCGCATCATGTCTGCCACGACTATTCGCCCCATGGTCAGAATGATGGTGGCGAACATCCAAGACAGTTTGGCTATGGATGGGTCGATTAAGATGGATAAGAACAACACGCCCAACCAACTGTCGGGCATGATCCAAGATGGCTATCTTGATTACAATGTTTCCAAAGACTTGCAGGGAGAAATTGATTTCCTAGTAATAGACGGAACTCTTCCGCTCGAACCCACGCGAAATGCTGAGACGTGGATGAATATGCTCCAGATCATGAACCAGACTGGTCTTAACATGGAATACAACGCGGGTCAGATAGCTGAAGAAGCCATCCGAGCCATGGGTATCACTGACATGGACAGGTTCCGCGTCGACCAGAAGCAACTTCAAGAGCAGGGGCCAAGTCCTTCCCAGCAATTAGCGATGATGGAGAAGATGCGTGGCGCAAGTGTCCAACCACAAGAGAACATCGACCAAGAAGTTCAAAAGGGCAATCTTGTTCCGATGTCTGAGTCGGGGAATCGGTAATGACGAAGAAGATATTACAAAAGAATGTCGACCCCTCTGTCGTCGCTTTTATCTCGGTAATCGAGCAAGACACTCAGGCTTCGATCAACGAGCTGAAAGCCGTAATCTCAGAGGACAAGAAGTATCTATCAGAGTTGAGGAAAGATATATCCTCAATGCAAAAAAGTTCCGACTCTATAGACAACAGCATCGCAGCAGTAGAGCTGAAAGCTAAGCGTCTTATAGATAAAGCAATCGTTAGCAGAGATCATGAATGTGACTTTTGGAGAGAAGAGGTTGAAGAAACCACTGCTGCGTTAACGGCTCGCGTTGCGACTTTTGAAAAACGAATGGACGCTATGGAAGCCAACCTTACACGCTACTTCGACAAAGAGAAGTACGCGATAACCAAGGCTATGATTGCCAAAGTAATTAGTGAGGAGAAGGCTAATGGCTGAAACAAGACCGATAGGTGAACAGCTAAGATTTCTATCATCAAAGACCGGGGAGCATATTTTAGATGATTATCTGGAGGCTTCTGAAAAGGGTACTCGTACCCTTAGTGATATGCTGGATGATCTATTTGATTCATCGGGCGTATTTCAGTCTAGCTTATTCCAGTTTAGAGAAGACCCCGCAAACCCCGGAATGTTTCAGGTTAGAGTCGGTCAGTACGTTGGCGCAGACACAGGCTGGAGTACCATCACCTTCACGGACTTTGCTCAGTATGTAGCAGATGCCTTAGCCTACAAGAATGCCGCTGAAGCAGCTAAGACAGCAGCCGAGAGTGCTCGCGATACTGCACTGCCTGTCATCAACAACATCGCGGACGTCATAACCACAGCAACTAACATTGCCAGCGTAAACACTGTAGCTGCACAAGCTATTGGCACAAAGACCTACGCGGTTACAGCCGCTGGTGGAAAGTTCTTTTTAGATGGAACTACCAACCCAGCTATCACGCTAAAGGAAGGTTTTACATACACCTTTGATCTTTCAGATAGTTCTCTATCCACGCACCCTTTTAGGTTTTCGACATCTGCAAGTGGCTCACCTGTATATACAACAGGGGTCACAATAACTGGTACGCAGGGTACGGCTGGAGCTAAGATTGAAATAGTTGTTTCGTCTGCCACAGCTAGGACGCTTAACTACGTTTGCACTTCGCACTCAGGCATGGGCAATGTCGTTACCTCGCAGCAACATAACCTTGATCTCTTGGCGGCAATCAACACTAAAATCACGACGGCTGCTGACGTTGTCGCGCCGTCAATAACAGACGTAATAACTGTATCCACCAACATTTTAGACGTAGCTATTGTTGCCGCAGACATCACAGACGTCAACACCGTGGCAACATCCATCACAAATGTCGACGCGGTTGGAACCAACATCGCCGCAGTCACAACTGTTGCCAACACTGGCAACCTAAACAGCGTCACAACTGTTGCAACTAATATAGCAGACGTCGGAACGGTAGCGTCAAATATTACAGGCGTACAAACAACCGTAGCGAACATTGCCGATATCAACACTGTGGCCGCGAATGTAGGCGCAGGGCAGAGCATTACCACTGTTTCTAATTCAATCGGCGCGGTTAATGTTACGGGAGCAAACATCACGGCTGTACAGACCGTGGCCACGAACATAGCGGCCATTCAAAATGTATCGTCAGACTTGCTAGAATCTATCTCAGAGATAGATACCGTGGCGGCTTCAATAGCGAATGTTGATACAGTAGGAACAAACATCGCTTCGGTCACAACAGTTGCCAATGCTGCCAACCTTGCCAACCTTTCCACTGTGGCCTCAGACATAGCGGACGTTAATTCTCTTGCAGCAGTATCGGCAAAGATCAGCGCGTTAGCTGATGTCGAGGATGGGACAACCGCAACAGGTGCTATCACTGGGTTGTTTGGCGACCTAGCTACTATTCAATCCCTTGGCACAAACATCTCTGAGATTGTGACCACTTCAAACAATATCACGTCAGTGATTGCCACGGCTGGAGCGGTAAATAACATAAACCAAGTTGCTCCTCACGTCGGGGCATCTGGAAACATCTCGCTGGTGGGTAATTCGATTGGTGATGTGAACGCGCTAGTCCCTCGTCTTACTGACGTTCAGACGTTAGTTGGCGGTACAAATCTAGCTAACATTCAGATAACAGCGCAGAACGCTACCGATATAACGGCGGCTGCTACAAACATCGCAGCCATTGCGACAGCCGCTACTTATGTGAGCCAAATTATTGAAGCCCCTCTGTTCGCGGAGGACGCTGAGAAATACGCAGTACATGGCGTCAACTCTACGTTCACAGACCGAGATGGGAACGTAAATTACTCCGCAAGACACTGGGCATCTGTAGCACAAGCGGTGGGTAATGCCTTCACGACTGTGAAAGGCGACGAGAGAACTACGGGTA